ATCATTCTGTATAATTACCAAGCAACAGAAGGGTTCTGTTGGAAGGGCAACATATTAAAGAAACCACCACAACAAATATAAAGGAAATATATTATGAAATTGTTAAGTGAATATTGGGGCGAAAATGAGCTTGAAAATCGCAAATCCAAAGTGTATTTGGTAGAGAAGTGGAGCGCAGTCTCCCAAGCATATGTACGTGAATATGTTGTAGAGTTTATCACCAAAAATCTAAAAGTATCAAGATCATCACCACACATGGAAGTGAGAGTCTTTCATGATTCTATCCAAAAGGCTGAAAACAGAGCAGAAAATTGGGTAATGGGCGTTGACAAATAGTGTAACATTTTTACAACACTATAAAAAAATCAAAATAAAATTAGCTGAGGGGGTTGACAAACTCTCTTCTATAGTATATTCTGTATATATGATGAGAAATAAAACATTAACATATATTAACATACGAAAGACTACATAATGAATAACTTGATGCCCAAAATGGTTCCAACCTTTTTACCTATGGCAAAAATAACTACGGTTTTTGAAGATCAATACCAACATATAATACAAAAGACTATGCGCCATGCTGAAACCTGTTTAAGTAATCCTGATTCAAGACAAGCAGTTATGTTTTGTCCGCCTGGTTCGGGTAAAACAACTGCATGGATTGTAGATCTTATTTGGAGAATTGCTGATTTAGCAAAAAAATCTAAAAAGAAAAATCAACTTTTTGTTTTTACCTCTCCTGATGATTCTATCAACCAAGATGTATATAATCAGTTGTTAGCACTGTATAAACTAGACGGAAAGTATGAAATGCTTGAAGAAATAGGTCTTAATTGGTATGGTTTGTATCAAGACCCTAAAGAGATAACAGGTAGAGGGTTAGAAATTGTTGCGTGTTCTATTCAAAAAGCAACAGGAGATGAGGGCAAAGGTCAGTATAAAGAACTAAAAAAACATAAAATTACAGCACTTATAAGTGATGAAGCTCATCGTGGTTTAGGGTGTACAGATAAAGAAAACTATGAAAGAGATATAGGTTATACAGGTTCCGATTTTGAAGCAATATGGTATTGGAAATGCCGTGGATTGAATTATGATATGTGGTTTGGTTTGACAGGAACACCTACTGAATCTCAGAAGTGGGATACAGATGACTATGTTGTTATATCAAAAGATATGGAAAAGTCTGATTGGAGATTACCATTTTTTGAAAAGATGTTAACTGTTTTTGATCCTCAAGCTTATGACTATCAAATTAAATGTTTTTTCTTAGAAATTTCTAAAAGAAATGCTATAGGTAAATATTACAAGTCTAAATTTGATTATGTTCCAGAACCTATTTCAGAGCTTTCAGAAACAAAAGTTACTGGCATGATACGATGTGGAATTGAGGGATCAAAATATCCAAAACCAAGTTATGTTCTCTCCAAATGGAACGAACTTTGTAAAGAATATCAAGAAAAAACTTTTGAATATGACGGAGTTGAACTTCCTTACCATATAGGTAAATGTGCAATTATGACTCATGAATTAAAGACTGGCGGTGACAATAACGGCACTATTAATTTGTTAAATGATGAAAATTCTGATTACGTTGCAGCTGCAGTAATGTATATTGGTTCAGTAGGAATCAATATTACTAACTTGGGAGTTGTCTCTATTTTGCCTGTAGTAAAAAACAAAGGAGATGTTGATAATAACCTTAGGCAGTTTATATCAAGAATGGACAGATGCAAGTATGTTTGGAGAGGCTCCTTTGCAAATGAAGTTGCTCAAATTAATGATCCGAAAATTGTTGATAACATGGTTAAACTTGCTGTAAATACTTCATCAAAAAAATTGTTTTGCAGCGAAGGTGGGTTAGCAACAGGAGCATACTTTAATGTACGAGACAATCATGTTCTAGTCGAAGATGCTGTAGGTTTCTTAAAAGGACTCATAAGTATATTTAGAGAATCTTGTGGTTATTCATCTGTGTCTGGCAAAGAACGTGATCTTGCATATAAAAATGCAAGAAAAGATAAATGCGAATTTTCTGGTTGTAACTGTTATGAAACTTTAGTTTTGGAGTCAAAAGAGAAATCAAAATCAATAAGAGAACTGGCATATCAGAAGATATTACAAGTAGATCACATTGACGGAGATAGGGAAAATATGGCTCCAGAAAACTTAATAACTCTATGTCCAAATCGACATAGCATAAAGACAATGAATAATAAGGATTATTTAAAGGAGTACGAATGAAAATATACATACCAACTTTAGGAAGGTCTAATGAACAAATAACATTCAATAACCTTCCTAAATTTTTACAAGATAAAACTACACTAGTCGTGCAGCCACACGAAAAAGATTTATATAACAATTATCCAATAATGGTTCTTCCAGAAGATTGGATGGGAATATCAAGAACTAGAAATTATATTATAGATAATGCTGGTAACACTATTTTTGGAATGATGGATGATGATTTAAAATTAATAAAAAGATTTTCTGAATCACCAACAAAAAGACCTTTAACTAAAGAAGATTGGAATGAATTTTATAACATGACTATTCATTGGTTAGAGAATGATGTGTCTTTTGTGGGAATTAGGAGAGGAAATCTACCACCGCTTGAAAAAGATTGGATGGAAAATAGCGAAACTGTAAGTGCAACATTTTATAATGGTTCTAAACTTCCAGATACAGATAAATTGATCTGGAATCATAATTTGTTTAGTCAGGACGTAAATTTTCACTTACAGTTACTTCTCATGGGACATAAAAATAGAGCATGGTGTAAATTTGGTTATGTTGGCCAATGGGGTCAAAAGGGTGGTTGTCAAGAGGGCCAAAATAGAAGAACTATAGATTTGATAAACAAAAGTCACGAAGAACTTATAAAGATGTATCCAAATTTTGTAAAATGGAAAACAAAAGATGGAGTTCAACTATTTTCCAAAAATAAAGAATTTTCTGGATATAAACTGATAAAATGTTATTATAATAACGCTGCAAAATATAGTGAGATTGGTAGATTGTTTTGAAAGTAGCCATTGTTCTAGGTCGAGGTATCGAAGGGTGCGGCGTTACAAAATACACTGTAGAGTTGGAGAGGTGGCTACTCAACAACTCTCATACTCCTATGGTATATGCATCTAAGGATAAAAAGTGGTCTAGGAACGGCTCCCATGAGATACAGAATTTGGTTCATGTGCGGTTTGATAGAGATGGTTTTGATGAGGTTTATGAAGGCTGTAAATCTTCTGATATAATTATATTCAATTCATTGCCGTCTGTTAATCACAGTAAAAAATGTCAAGATAGGTTTTCTACGCTGTTAGACTTAGATGTATATAAAGTGTTTATTCAGCATGATCATAACAAGTCTTCACTAAGAAGAAATTCAGTATTACAAGATTCTTATGAAAAGTCAGACATAATATTTGCACACTCTGATACTGGTGATTTTGCAGATATAGTAAATACCCCAAATCTTTTTGATATGAGGGAAAGAGATATTCATCTAATGCAGCCAGGAATATCATTTTCTCACTATGAGGGATATTATAAATCCGTTGAAGATCAAGATATGAAGCATCACAAATGGATAGGTCGGACTGCGAGATGGAAAAACTATGACATGATGTTTGACTTCCATAATAAGTATTTAAAGGAATTAGGACACTTAACCACATTTGAAGGAATAGATAAGAGTCCTATTTTTATGGAGTTAAAAAACAGGAATAAGTTTTTTGATGAAGTTGTCTCAGAGACAGACACTATAGACTTGAAAGATAGATATGGAAAGGATGCGACAGTCTTTGGTGATTATAACAATAAAGAAATGCTGAATAGAATGTCTAAATGTGGGTTTGGTTATCAGCTATCTTTACTTGAGGACAGATTTATCAAAAAATCCCTAGAGTATACCCATTTAGAAATTGTTGCAGTCGGAGCGATACCTGTATTCAGAAAAGAATATGGAGATGTTTGTATTCATCGCCACTACGATAAACCATTAACAGAGTTAGACAGCGGAACGATATGGCTTTCCGAAAATAATATGGAAAAGTGCATTGATTTAGTAAAGGAGTTGTCTTATAATGAAGAATTAAGAGAAGAATACAGAAACAAGTCTTATGAGGTATATTCTTACTATGACAGCAAATATACCACTCAAGATATGTTTGATAAAATGGAGATTTCTTACAGGATGAAGAAAAATGAAAATGAATAAACCATATTTACATAAGAAAGCAATTGATTATTGGGAAACTTCTGTTAGTAATTCTGATCATTATTTAGAATATGGTATGGGTGGTAGTACAATTAGAGCAAGTGAGATTTGTCGAGGTGAAATAACAACCGTAGAAACAAGTCCTAAATTCTACAATAAGATAAAACATTTAATTGATGATGATGTGAATGTTTATTGTATGGATTGGGGATGTGGGTATTTAGGTTATCCAAAACAAGTATTGAGTGAGTCAGATATAAAGGATTATGCTTATAAACCTTTTAATACAGATATAAAATATGATGCTGTTTTGGTTGATGGAAGATTTAGAATGGCGTGTCTTATGGCTGTATTCAATGAATCTAAATCTAAAATTATTATGTTAGACGATAGTTATAGGAAAACATATAAACCCCTACTAGAAATTATTCCTCCTACAAAGAGATTGGGTAATATGGCTATATGGGAAAACAATACTCAGACAGTTGAGTGGAATACAAAGTTTATGAACGAGGCAAAATGAGAAAAATAGTCGCACAAAATGATTTCGGTGAAAAAGAGACATTTGAGAAATGGAACGGCAAGTTCTATACAGAGGATGATCTTTCCCAGAAAATAGACAACATAACAGAAAACACAGCAGTTTACCGTCCTGATGCCACTCTTGATGAAGAGGGTATACCAATCGCATATGTGATAACCAATGTATTTCCAAATGATGATATACGTAATGAACTATATGCAATAGAAGAATCCAGTGTGATGAGAGCAAACTGTGCAGGGCCTATTGATCCTGTAGAAATGAAGAAGAAAGGATTGATAGAAGGAGAACACTACAAACTACGTACACCCAACTCCTACCATACTCGTACTAAGTCGGGCGGTTGGGGTATGATCGCATATGCAAACGAGATCAATAGTGTGATGGTCGGTGCAAAACGTGGACGATTTACAGGAGCCCTTAATATCTCTAATGAGAAGATGTGGCATAAACTCAAAGAATTGTCAGTATATCATGAACTTGCAATGGAGAAGGCAAATCCTGAGATATATCAAAGACAAAGTAAGTTTGCAGAGGAAACTATAGAAGAGAAATATCGACACGGTATGATAACCACCCTAAGTGCAAATAGGTACAGTGCAATGCAGTCTAAGGCTATGTCTATTCATTCTGATGGTAAAGATGTAGAGTATACCACGATGTGTTGCTTTCGTCAAGGGGAATATACAGGTGCATATCTATCTTTTCCACGATGGGGTGTAGGTCTTGACTTACCAGATAATTCAGTGTGTATTGCAGACAGTCAGAGTCTTCATGGAGTCACTCCAATATACGGTGCTGGACAGAGGTTCACTACAGTTGCATATACAGATAGATCATGTGCAACTATAGGAAACATGGGTAAGAGTGAAAGACTTATAGGTAAGTATGCAAAGAAGGAGTCGGGTAGTTTGGAGGAGTTTTTAGGATGACAGAATCATATTCATTTGTATCTCGTAAAGAAGATAAGTGGGCCTCTTTACTTATTAAAAGTGGTAAGTATGAAGGTATCATATATCAGTATGGTAAGGTATCAGTACCAGAAGAAGAAAATGATGATGGTAATATGCCGTTATCATTCAAGTATAACATTCTTGACTACAATGGTCACACAAAAGAATCTCTAGAAGAAACACCAGACTTTGCGAATGTTCTTGGTGATATTCTGGTAGAAATATTAGATGAACAACTAGCTGAAGGTAATTTAGAATATGCAGACGATTGAACGAACCGCTCTTACACAACTCGTAACAAATGAGAAGTATGCAAGAAAGGTTCTGCCCTTCATCAAGGGAGATTACTTTTCAGATAGAACAGAAAGAACTGTATTTGAAGAGATTACAAAGTTTGTTGATAAGTATAATAAAATACCTACACAAACCTCTCTGGAGATAGAGGTTCAGAGTCGTAAAGACCTAAATGAAGATGAATACAAAAAGGTTGTAGAGGTAATCAAAACTCTAGAATCAACTGATGTAGACTTTGATTGGCTTGTAGATACTACTGAGAAATTCTGCAAAGATAAGGCGGTGTACAATGCGATTGTTGAAGGTATTTCTATCATTGATGGAAAAGATAAGAATAGAGGTGCAGATGCTATTCCAAACATTCTCACAGACGCCCTTGCTGTGGGTTTTGATAATAGTGTGGGGCATGATTATTTACGAGATTCAGACTCTAGATTTGAGTATTATCATACGGTAGAAGAGAAGATTCCATTTGACTTGGACTTCTTCAATCGTATAACAAAGGGTGGATTACCCCCAAAGACTCTCAATATTGCACTTGCTGGTACTGGTGTTGGTAAGTCACTGTTTATGTGTCATATGGCTGCAAACTGTATGAGTCAAGGTAAGAATGTACTCTATATCACACTGGAGATGGCAGAGGAACGTATTGCAGAACGTATAGATGCAAACCTAATGAATATCTCTATGGAAGATTTACATGACTTACCTAAACAGATGTTTGAAGATAAGATACAAAAGATTATAAAGAATACTACTGGTCAACTCATAGTCAAAGAATATCCAACTGCATCAGCTCATTCATCACACTTTAGAGGACTGATCAAAGAACTTGCAATAAAGAAAAGTTTCAAACCAGACATAATCTTTATTGATTACTTGAATATTTGTGGATCATCACGTTTTAAAGGAGCAACCAATGTCAACTCTTATATGTACATTAAATCGATTGCAGAAGAACTTAGGGGATTGGCAGTTGAGACAAATGTACCAATTATGTCTGCAACACAAACCACTCGATCAGGTTTCGTATCTACAGATATTGGTCTTGAAGATACGAGTGAAAGTTTTGGTCTGCCTGCAACAGCTGACTTCATGTTTGCACTCATTAGTAATGAAGAACTAGATGAACTAAATCAGATTGCAGT